AATCCCCAGTCTGCACCGAGCCGGTGGATTGCGTCTGGTGGTGCCTCGAAGTCCTCGACGCGCCAGTTCTTAAACACCCTGGTGTTGCTGTTTGTGAGGTAGCTTCCCATCCAGACATGCTGATACTTGTCAGGGTCGCGCCTTTTGTCGTATTCCATCTCATCGCGCAGGACTTGGGGAAACCAAGGGTTGTCGGTGAAGTTGACCTTCAGGACTTGCGCGTCTTTTGGTGGTGTCGGACCGCGCAGCAGAAAGTCGACAGGGTCGTTTTGTTGGCGCGGATTCCATGTAAACCACAGCTCGGAGTCTGGCTTGCGGATGGTTGGCCGCAGCAGGTCGAGGCTGGTCTGGCTCAGGCTTTGAGCCTCCTCCACCCAAGCGCAGTCGTAACCTTCAAGCGACTTGATCGAGTCGGCTGTGTGGTTTTGCATGCCTTGGAAGATGATCATGCCATCGCCCTTGCGCGACTTGATCACGGCCTCCTGCACCTCGAAGTATGCGCCAGCATTCATTTGCTCGATCTTGGTTTCGAGCAGGCGCTTGACCGACTGGTTGAGCGACTTCTGGATTTCACGCACGCAGACGCTTCTGCGCTTCTGGTCCATGATGTGAGCCTCGATCATCAGCTCGGCAAACATGTGGGACTTGCCAGAGCCTCGGCCACCCCATGCGCCTTTGTAGCGGCTTGGCTCTAGCAGTGGCACTGCCCACTCAGGGGTTTGGAGTTGCAGGACTTTACCCATTCTTGACGATCACTCGCTCGATCTTGGCAAACTCCAGAGGCGCACCGTCTGCGCCAGTCAGCTCATGCTTCTGGGTTTCGGCCCAGCGCATTTGTGTCTTGCTCCACCAGATGGCTGCTGTAGTGTCACCTGCCATGACTTTCTGGAATAGGGTTTTCCCTACCTGCCCATTGGCCTTGGCTTTTCCGGACACCAGCTCGGTTGCGAAGTGCTTGCGCAGAGTGTCGACGCTGATTCCATCACGCACCAGCACCGCGATCTGATCGATCGGCAATCCATAACCGGATAAGGCTTCCACCTGTTTGCGCTCGGAATCGGTTGGCTCGAACTCAGGTCGGCCAGCGCCTGGCATTGCACCGCCAGTGCCTGGTCGAGCGCCTCCATGCTTTTTTACGACAGGTTTTTCTTCAAGTTTTGGTTTTTTCGTTGCCATTTTTTACCTCCGCGAAAGGTTTTCCGGTTTCTGCGTGTGTTGCGATTTTGCCAGTGAAGTCCTGCCAGCGCTTGACGATCACATCGACAAACTTCGGGTCCAACTCCATCAGACGTGCTTTTCGGTTTGCTTTTTGGCAGGCGATCAGCGTGCTTCCGCTGCCACCGAACAGGTCGAGGACGATCCATCCATCCATGCTCGACCATTCCACCATGCGTTGCACCAGTCCGACTGGCTTCATGGTTGGGTGCAGATCGCTCTTGGTTGGCCTGTCGTGGCGCACGATGGTGGTTGGCATTTGCTCTTTGATCTGCTTGAGCATGGCCACCAGCTCGTCCTTTTTCATCTTGTCGATGTCCAGATCGTCATCGATTACCGTGGTCAGGGTGAAGTCGCCACAGAAGTGGTGACCTTTGCCTTCCTTCCATCCGTAGAGGATTGGCTCGTGTTTCCAGTTGAAGTCTTGGCGCGAGAGCGTTCCACTTTGCTTCACCCAGATCAGGACTTCGGAGAGTTTCAGGCCTGCTTCGACCAAGCAGTCCGAGAAGGCTGCGCGTTCGGATTCACCGTGGGCAACGTAGATCACCGCGCCTTCGCGCATGTTCTCGAAGTACCTGGCATAGACCGCTTGCAAAAACTTTCTGAATTCTGACTTGCTCATGTCGTCATTCATGATCTTGCCTGCTTTGCCATCGACCGCCACGTTGTAGGGTGGATCGGTCCAGACGAGGTCGGCCTTGTCACCATCCATGAGCTTGGCAAGATCATCGGCCTGAGTGCTGTCACCGCACATGAGTCTGTGCTCTCCAAGCAGCCAGACATCACCGCGCTGGCTTTTTGGATGCTCTGGGATGCTTGGGATTTCGTCTTCGTCTGTGTGTCCATCGGTTGGCTCAGGTGCCATGAGTGAGGCGAGCTCATCTTTGCTGAATCCTGTGAGCTCCAAGTCAAAGCCAAGGCCTTGCAAGTCTGCCAATTCAAGTCCGAGCATTTGATCGTTCCATCCAGCGTTCAGCGCCAGCTTGTTGTCTGCAATGACATAAGCCTTTTTCTGTGCATCGGTTAGGTGATCCAATCGGATGCATGGGACTGTGTCCAGCTTCATGCTCTTAGCAGCCATGACTCGACCGTGTCCTGCAATGATCCCCCCCCCCCCCATCAATCAGCACCGGATTGGTGAATCCAAATTCTTTAATCGATGCCGCGATCTGGGCCACTTGCGCATCCGAGTGTGTTCGGCTGTTGCGAGCGTATGGAACAAGTTTGTCGATCGACACATGTTCGATCTTGGTTTTTGAATCGTGTGATTTTGTGGTCATACTGCATTGTCCTTCATGTTTTCAATTCGCGCTAGTTTCATGGCATCTTTTAAATCCATCCTAAGTTGTTCGTTTGCGGCCTGCTCATCTTGAAGTCGGATGTAGACCTCGGTTGCAAACTTGGCCAGCGTGTCATGTTGCCATGTTGCGAAGTTTGGGGTTTCACGTTTGTTGTTCATGTTAGTACCTGCTCACCTTTCTGTGGATAACTTTGTCCCGAATTTTCCGCATCCAGTTGCCCCTACTGCCCCTAACGTATACGTTTTAGGGGCGGGGCGGGGCGATTTAACTGGCTTTTGCCCCTAATCCCTGAAAACCCCTAGGGGCAGTCAGGGGCGATTAGGGGCGATTCTTTTCTCCATTTTTCTGCATCATCATGGCACTGACTTGGGATTCGTTGATGAAAATCCAGCCGTGTTCGAATGGCTCAATTGTTCCTGCATTAAGCATTTGAGCGATGATTCCATCCTGCCTGCTGGCCTCTGTTTTGTTCTTTGCAGTGCGTTCTGACATGCCATCTTTGACCAAAAGATCACGCAGTGATGATCTGCTCAGATAGGGTAAACCATTACGCTCTTCTGCACCAGATGACCACCATGCACGCTCAACTGTCCGGTTGTTTTCATCATGTTTGGTTGGTTTCTTGTGTGGTTTTGTGGCATTTGATTCATCATCTGGGATGGCCACGCAGGTGGTTGCAGCGCCTCCAAACTTTGTGGTTCCCATCTCAATGATCTCCAGTTTGAAGTAAATCGTGTCGCCTTTGCTTGGGAGTTCGCGCTGTTTTGTGACGGTCACTGAGCGTGTGCCATCTTTTTCTGTGACCTCGATCTCGGTGTCTATGTGTGCTCGGATTCCTGACCAGCCACGTGCGCCTTTGGCTGCGTCTTTGCCATTGTGGTGGATGATCATCAGAGCTGCACCTGTGGCCGTGGCAACTTGATCGAATCTGGCCATGACTGGACCCATATCCTCACCGCTGTTTTCGTTGGCTCCTGCGCTCATTCTGGCCAGTGTGTCGCCAATGATTAAGCGCACCGGCCTGCCTTTGATTTGTTCGACTGCTCGCACCAGCTCAATCACATCATGGGCATCTTGGTCGCCTGAGTAGAAGTTCATTGGGACTGGCACCATTGCCAAGTTCTCTAAGTTGCAGCCGTGGAATTTCTTGATGGCCTGCATGCGTGACCGAATGCTAGCTGGTGCTTCGCTGGCCAGATAGACCACCAAGCCTGGGTCTGTCTTCCTGCCATAGCACTCTGTGCCTGTGGCGATGGCTGTGGCCACTGAAAGCGCCCAGAATGTCTTGCCTGAGTTGCTGTCGCCATAGACAACCACCGAGCTGCCAATGGTCATCAGGCCTTCGACCAGTTCGTCTGGCGCTTCATAGTCACTGCCAAGCTGGTCACCAAATACGACTTTGAGCTTGTCAATTACCGCTGTGCCAGTCTGTTGGATCAGCAGGCCTGCCAGATCGTGGCCAGCCTGTGCATAATCGTTGGCATCACCGAGTATCGGAGGCATCACCATGCGTGCACCATATTTGGCGCTGG